ATAAATTATGCCGACAGCAGGAAAATCACAAAAGCCAGCGGGAGTAAACAAAACTCGTGCACAAAAACCATTAGGTAGAAGAACAATGGATTCTAGAAATACAAACATTGAAACTAGTTTAATTATTGACAATGTTCCGTATAAGGGTAATGCTGTATTGAACGCTAATAAATAGCGGTCATGAATTTTACTGACATCAAAATCTATGTAGCTAATTTAGGGGCATTTGCTTTTAGTTGCTGTGATTGGTTAGAACCTACTTTAAAAGTCTTATTACTAACAGCTACATTAGGGTATACGCTGAATAGATGGTACGTTCTTAGGAAAAAGAAGAAAGATGAGTAAAAAAATATGGTTATTAGATCCTGGTCATGGTGGTTTATGTCCTGATAGTGGCGAATATGTCACAGCGGGTAAGCGTTCACCTAAATGGGAGGATGGTAGTCAATATTTTGAAGGCGTTGGTAATAGAGATATAGTAAAAAGGATTGTGCAAAAGTGTTCAGATGCTGGTATATTAGCTTTAGATATAGTTAATGATTGGCAAGATATATCACTTTCTACTAGAGTAAACAGAGCTAATGCAATATATGGTTATTATAAAAATGCTATATATGTATCAGTGCATTCAAATGGTTTTAGCAAAGAAAGTGCTCATGGATACTCAGTATATACGTCACGAGGACAAACTAAATCAGATAGATTAGCGGATATATTATTAAGTTACATGGAATTGGAATTCCCAGATCATAAACTAAGGAAAGACACAAGTGATGGTGATATGGATAAAGAAGCTGGATTTTATGTATTAAGAAACACTAAAATGCCTGCTATTTTATCTGAAAATTTCTTTATGACAAACAAAAAAGAGTGTGATTTGCTACTTACACCGGAGTTTAGAGATAGAATAGCAACCTGCCACTTTAAAATGATAAATAAAGTTGAAAATGAATAATTATGGCAAAAGGAGATATAACAGAAACTAGGGAGAAACCTGGTGGATCAAACGCTGGTAAGTACCCTAACGTAAAAAAAGGCGATTTTTGTGGACCATCTGGTGGTGCACCCGCTGGAACATATCCAGTTAATACTAGAAAACGCGCAAAATCAGCGATTAAATTAGCACATAATGCTCCAGATCCAGAAGGAATAAAAGCTTGTGTATACAGGAAATATCCTGGGTTAAAAAAACCAATAAATAGAGGCAAAAGATAACTTAACATGGAAAAAATCAAAAAGATTATAAATTCTCCATTATTTCAATCAGCAATAGCTGTTGGGATAGGGTTTGTACTAATAACACAAAGTCACCCATTATATGCGGGTATTGCATTTGGTGTAGCATTGAGTTCATTTATTAGGGCTTTTAAATCATAAAAATATTATAATTAAATTAAATCATGGCTAAAGAATACATAGGTACTAAAATAGCTAGAACAGCAGCAGCTTTTGGAATAGATAAAGTAGCAAATGTGACCGCAAAAGCGGTTGGTAAGAAAGGTGGTTGTGGGTGCAAAGAGAGGGCTAAGAAGTTAGATGCTCTTCATGAGGGAATTTCTAACACTGTATCTAGTATGTTTCAAAAAAATAAAAAAAGATAATTATGGCAACAGTATTAAAAGGTTATCAAGGAAATAAAAATCCTGAGGATCCAATAAAAGATATCACTAGTACATATGATCCTAGCATAATGGTTAAAAAGGATGAACCAGTGGAAATAGAAGGAGAGACAGGTGAAACTAAGTCTGCTGCTGGAAGGAGAATTAGTAAAAGTATTAGGGGAATGCAGAGGAATATAAAGGAATCTTTAAAGAGGGATGATTTAGAATCTTTTGAATCTCAAAGTGGATCTTTAAAAGAATTAAAATCAGAAAAAGCATCACTAAAAGGATGGTCAACTAAGAAAAAAGTTAGAAAGGATATAATAGAAGATCCTACTTCAGACATTCCATCTGGATATAAAGCTATCTGGAAAAAAGGAGAATATGTTGGAGCAAGACCCACTACAATAGGTCCCGGTAATGAAAGCTGGCCTACACGTGACAAGAAACCTAAAGAAAAAACTCCAGAGGAAATAGCAGCATTTAGTCACGCAGCGTCAACTTTTAGTATGCAACCTAAGAAGACGCAAAGAAATATAGTGAAGGAAATGAAAAAAGAGGATGTTGCTGGGGTAAAAGGTACTAGACAGTTATTAACAAGGAAAGGTAGAAAGAAAGTGATAAGAGGATATATGCAACAACAAATACAAGGTGCACAAGAAGCACACCAATACTCGTCAATTAAAGAGGGGATAAAGCATACACTTAAATAATGACACACAAATTAAAAAATACAATTACCAATATAATTGGGTTAAAATTAATAGGTGTAGATATATATTGCTACTTTTGGCATGATCATATAGGTTTGGGGGCTTTCTTATCCATACTCTGTGTAGCGTTGGCATTATTTTTATTCAAAGGCACTCAAACAAAAGAATGGTTAAAAAAGGGATTATCAAAAATTATATCCAAATAATATTAATAGGTTTATTGTTGGTAGGTTGTTCACCTCAAAAAAGGTTAAACCGATTAATAACTAAATTTCCCCAGTTAACCGAAATAGATACTATATATGTTAGGGATACAGTTGTAATAGAAAGTTACAACTACGATACCACTACTATAATAAGAACACATGATACCACCACTGTTATAAATAACGAAAGGGTGGTATTAAAGTATTTTTACGACACTCTTAGAGAAACCATCCACCATGATGTGGAGTGCATTGGAGATACCGTATACACTGAAAAGTTGATTACAGTTGAAAGGGCGGTATTCCGCGAATTATCATGGTGGGATAAATACAAGGAATTTGTATACATAGGTCTAGTTTTGATATTAGTATTATTTGTACTAAAGAAAGTGGGCAAAATAGTTTTATAATGAAAAAAGAAAATAAAAAATGAGTACAATTGGAACAACATTAAAAGAACCTAGAGTATTCGCGCATGATGCTATAGCATTAGATGATTTGTGTGGAGCCACAAATGGTATTCTTACGTTAACAGTGGCACCTCCAGCTACTCCAGGAACAGGATATACTGCTGGTCCTACAACTTATGCAACTACATCAGATAGTGAATTTGGATCTGGTGCTACGGTGTCAGTAACAGTTATTGGTGGTGGTGGTGCTGTAACAGCTTTTACTCTAGTAGATGCAGGAGAATTTTATGAAGCAGGAGATACATTGACTTTAGTAGGTGGTGGTTCTGGTGATAATTGTACTATAGTAATAGCTACAGTAGGTTGTACTACATGGGCGCTGGGAGATCCAATAACTAGAATGCCAAATAATTTTAATACAGTTCCTTATTGGAATGAAAAAACGGCTTATACGTATTCTACTAGTATTCCTTCCGGACCTTTTCAAACACCGGGACCTGGAGTGGCTATATATGTTGGGGTTACAATGGATATTACTGTTATAAATGAAGCAACTACTGAGGTTGAATATATAGGTGTTAACGCTGGAAGTTTTTTACCTGTATCAGTTTTAAGTGTAGTTGAGCAATCAGCAGGAAATTTAAATGATATTTTAGCATTATTTTAAAATGTGGACAGGTATATTAAATACAATTCCTTCTATAGCTAATTTACCTGGTCAACCCGGTCCTATACCAGGTAGTAACGAAATTGTAACTGAGAATCTAGCTCAAAACATTATATCAGAAAATAATCAAGAATTAATAACAGAATAAAAATGGCAGAAAAATTTTCAGACTTCAATGCAGGAGCGACCACAGTAGATACAAAGATAGTGGGATATGATTCCAATTTGAATACAAACAATAAATACGATTTATCTCAATTAGCAGATGGAATTGCTCCACATATAGTACAATCGCATCAAGTCAATGGATTAGCAACAAGAATTGGAGATTCTAGTAATCTATCAAATAACCCAAGACAAGCTATGTTCGCTTGTAGTATGGCTAGTGCACTCAACAGTCAAGGGCCATGTATGATAGTTAATAATGATTTTACTGTAACAAAGGTACAAATTAAATGGCTTGAAAGACACGCACCAGTAATTCCAGTTGATGGTGGTGGTGAGACAGCAACAGTTAATTGGGAATTGGGGAAATTAGCAGATACAGCGCTCTCAAGTGATACAAATAATGGTCAGCCGCCTCCTTTAGGGAACTTTACATCAGTATTAGCACTACCGGCTTTACAATGTACAAGTGCAGATACTGGAACTTGGATATATAAAGATAGTGGAGCAATTTCTGCTTCATATACAGCTGGGGATATACTTATCCTTTATTTTTCAGCTCCAACTGATGTAACAATGAAATGGGATCTCATTGCGGCAGATATGACAGTTGCTATGACTATAGAATACTAACATAAAGTTAGAACAAACAAATAACTAAAATTTAATTAAATGAAAATTAAAGAAGAACAACTAGAAACAATTCAAAATCAACAAAAAGATTTAAATAGTCTAATTAGTAACGTAGGGTATTTAGAAACCCAAAAACATAATTATTTGCATCAACTTAGCGAGTTAAACAAAATTATAGATTCTTATAAAATGGAATTAGAAAAAGAATATGGGGCTATAAATATAAATATTGAGACAGGTAATTACACAATGATAGAAACAGAAGAAGAGAAGATACCTGATTCAAAAGTGGTGGAAAATGCCTAACAACATAAGGAAAATAAGTATAGGTTCTGATTATAAAAATGATGCTATGCATTATTCTGTAGGACAAGAAGTTTATGGAGGTCATACTATATGCGATATTATAAGTAATGAAAAGGATGGTGAATATTTTATTTATATAAAGAAAAATGATGAAGTTTTACCATGGAAAAAATTTAATTCAAACATGGCTATTGCTGTGGAATTTGATTTAGAATATAATGAATAGTTTATATGATTTTATTATAGCACCAGTTTCAGGTCGATATAATAATACTAAACAAATAGGTAACAAAGATTTAATACTAAATACAAGTATAGAAGATTTTAAAGCAATTAGCAAGGAAGGTATAGTATTACACACTCCTTTAGTTTTCGATACACCTATTAAAGTTGGAGATCATGTAGTTGTACATCACAACATTTTTCGTAGATTCTACAACATGAAGGACAAAGAACAGAATAGTAGATCTTACTTTAAAGAGAATATGTATTTTTGTAGTGCTGATCAGTTATACTTATATAAAAAAGATAAGGAATGGGAGGCATTTTTAGATAGATGTTTTATTCAACCTATAAAAGAAAAAAGTGATTTTAAGTTTAATTCTATTAAACCCAATATTGGTATAGTAAAATATGGTAACAGAAAGTTAAGGGAATTAGGTATAGATGTTGGGTCATTAGTTTCTTTTAAAAAAGAAAGGGAATTTGAATTTGTTATAGACAATGAATTACTCTATTGTATGAAATTAAATGATATAGTTATAGAACATGAGTACGAAGGAAACGAAGAAAAATATAATACTAGCTGGGCAAGTTGCAGTTGAAGAATTAATTAAAGTGGCAAAAGAACCTATAGTAGATTCAGGTGATGATGTTTCCGCTGATCGTCTTAAAAATGCTGCTGCTACTAAAAAATTAGCTATATTTGATGCTTTTGAAATCTTAAGTAGGATGGAAGAGGAAGAAAGAATCTTAGAAGGTAAACCAAGGGAAGAGGAAAAACCAAAAAGATCTTACTCTGTTTCACCTGAAAAACGATCTAAATAATGGGGTATGAACAAACGCTTTTTAAAATAATAAAAGATGTAGTTAACCCTAAGATCTTAAGTAAGAAGAATAGATTTAAACAATGGGAGTACGGTTACAACAAAGAATATGATTTTATAGTTATAAGTAAAACTGGTAAGATTGGAGAAATCATTGAAATACAAAATCTCAGAATTGCTCTACCAACAGTTAACAAGCCGTTTAAAAGAAGCGAAAAAAAAGCAGAACAATATTGGGAAAAACAACCTTACCCAAAAGAACTAAATAGAATAAAAAGTACTTTTGAGTGGGATGAGTATCCATTAGAGTTTAAAGAAAAGTGGTTTGATTATATTGATGAAGAATTTAATAGGAGAGAAGAAGGGTATTGGTTTTATAACAAGGGTATTCCTAATTATATCACTGGCACTCACTATGTTTATTTGCAATGGGCAAAAATCGACGTTGGTTCAGCCGACTATAGAGAAGCAAATAAATTGTTTTTTTACTTCTGGGAGGCATGTAAAGCAGATAACCGGTGTTATGGAATGTGTTACCTTAAAAATAGACGTTCTGGATTTTCATTTATGGCGTCTTCGGAACTCGTTAACCAAGCCACAATGTCTAGCGATTCAAGATTTGGTGTATTATCCAAAACAGGTTGGGATGCTAAGAAAATGTTCACGGATAAAGTTGTACCAATCTCGGTTAACTATCCATTTTTCTTCAAACCCATCCAAGATGGTATGGATCGTCCTAAAACCGAATTGGCATATAGAATACCAGCTTCTAAACTAACAAGGAGAAAGTTAGATAGTAGAGAGAAATTAGAAGAATTAGATGGTTTAGATACAACTATAGATTGGAAAAACACTGGAGACAATAGTTATGATGGTGAAAAACTAAACCTACTAGTACATGATGAATCTGGTAAATGGGAAAGACCCGATAATATTTTAAATAACTGGAGGG